CTTGTTGGAAAGCGTAATACGCTCAAGCTCTGGCATGGCGGCGACTTCTTTCCAAAGGGCTTTGAATTTCAAGCGGCGTGCATCACGTGCGGCAGTCTGTTCGGCTGTTAGTTGGCGCTTCATATCGCGCCTCCATTTAAGGTGAGACCATCCGCCGCCTTGACTGTAGCCACGGTTAGCCGGTCTATCAGGTTGGTGAAGTCCTCACTCCTCAACTGCGATGGAGTGCATAGCCTGATTTCCAACACTCCAGGCGAAACCGCGGTCAGTTCAACCGAACTGCCCGGTGTGAAGCCCAGCGCCGTGAGCCAGCGGCCTTTGATACGCAGCAGGCTTTTGGATGGTGTGTTGTAGTCGTACTGGAAGGACTCAACTTTGATTCTCCGCGTTTCGGTATGTGTCTGCATTTTCTTTCCGCCGACTTTTACAACCTGGCTCCGGTTGTTAGTGGAGCTTGCGCCCCGGTTTAACTATTACGCGATCAAATTACCCCGCAAGCCCGCGCGTGTCAACACACATATTTTTATATGCGCAACTTTATTTGCATCCCGCCGCGCCGAATGGCACAAGATATGCGTATTGATATATCTCCCTCGCCTCATCACCACCTGACCGCCCTGCACCACCACCGGACCGCCTCATCACCACCGGACCGCCTCACCACCACCGGACCGCCTCACCACCACCGGACCGCCTCACCACCACCGGACCGCCTCACCACCACCGGACCGCCTCACCACCACCGGACCGCCTCACCACCACCGGACCGCCCTGCACCAATCCCCATATCGTATGGGGGACATACCGGTATCGTGTGGGGAGCATACCGGTATCGTATATGTAAGATATAGGGTCCTTCCACGAATCCCACAAAACAGGTGACCCAGCTCGCGGTTGTGAGCCAGGGTTAGGAATTCTGGCAAAAATATGCCAGCAGGAATGCCAGCAGGAATGCCAGCAGGAATGCCAGCAGGAATGCCAGCAGGAAGGACGGCAGGACCGATTATCCAGCGTTGTTCAAGGATGGCCCGCACTGGCGTTCAGCGGCAGGAAGGCGGAGCGGCGGGCAGGCGAAGAACGTTCTTTAGGGGAGGGCGAACTCAGTCGCCCTGGGCGGCGTCTTGGCAGTCGATGCGGGCGAGGGTGTCGCCGGCAAACCGCTCGATGGCGGCGACGCGAAAGGCGGCGTCGAGATAGGTGAGGGTTTCGTTGAGGGCGAATTCAGCGGGGAGATCGGCGGTGAGGACCAGGAAGGTGAGGTCGGCCTGGGGCCCGAAGGCACCGAGTTGGAGTTCTTCATCGCGCTTGACGCTGCCGGGCAGGATGCGGATGGGGGCGCTACCGACGGCCCAAACGAAATTGGGGCAGTTGGGACCGAGGTAATCCTGGATCTGGCGGATGCTATCCGCGTGGAGCTCGTAAGGGCTCAAGGCTTGGGGCCGGCGTCGAGGAGGGCGGCGCGCTTATTGTCGGCGACGATCTCCGCTTTGATGGCCTTTTCGACTTCGGGCGTCCAGGTGGCGACGCGGCCGGCGTGAAGCAGCGGCGCGAGGCGTTGGGCATCCTTTTTGACTTCGATGTCCACTTCGAAGGTGGCTCCTTTTTCAAGGTGCTTTCCTTCGAAGCGGCAGGAGCTGGTAACGATCAGTTTTGTGGCTGGCATAGAATTGTATAGATTTTACGGAACGTCGGCGGCGCGGCCGGTGAGGGTCGCGGACACGACTGATTGAGTGCCGGAGAGTCCCCACAAGACGGACAGGTAGCGGCCGCAGTCCTGCAGGTTGATGCCCAGCGTCCAGGTTCCACCGCCGGTGGTGGTAATTGCCGCGGTGGCGGCCGTGGGAGGAACGAGATAGGGGGTCGCCCAGCCGGCGGTGGCGGCGGTCGGCGTGGTCACAGTGCCGGGCATTTGCCAGACATTGGTGCCCTTCAAGGTCGTGGTCGCGTAAGTGCGATTCGTATAAATGACCGTGGTGGCGGTGGCGAGGACATAGGTGGCCGCCGTCCAGTTGGTCATATCGGGCGAGCTGGAGACCGTGACGGTGGTCGCGGCGGAATCCACGGCGACGCAGGTCAAGTCGAGCTTGCCGACGCCACGGAACATGGAGACATCGACGGTATTGGAGGCCGTCGCGGAGAGTGTCCTGGCCGCCGTGATCGCAATAGTGCGCGGTTCGCCGAAGTAGTCGAAGCCGACGCCGAGCGCGGGCAGGGCGGAGAGCACGAGGGTCGCGATGGCCAGGAAGGTGAAGAGCTTGTTTTTCATAATCGGTAATCAGTGATCGGTGATCGGTTATTGGTTGCCGCGGTCGGCGCTCACGGCGAAGGACTGGGCATGGCGGACGGCGACATCTCCGTAGGTGTTGCAGGTGACGCGGACTTCGCCCTGGGTGTCCAACGTATAGGGGTTCACGATGAAGTCGTAGCCGCCCCACATGGCGGGGCCGATGCAGTCTTCCCAGTTTCCGAAGAAGACCTGGTTGTTGAGGATCTGGTTGGTGGCGGCAGCACGGTAGCCGTTCACCTCGCCGTCGGAACTGCCGTCGCCCTGGTCGCCCTTATCCCAAAGGAAGATCGGGAATGTACTGGCGGCGATCTTGGGGATGGCCTTCCAGGCGCCGCGGACGGCGGGGGTGGTGGCGTAGGCCATGTTGCCGGCGTCGGCATTCGCGACGCCGAGGTCGGTCTCGAACTCAAGGACCTTAGCCCAGGTGGCGGTGGCGCCGAAGAGGACCGAGCCGATGCCGGGGGTATTGAAGATGCCCATGGGTTCATCGTTCGCGCCGGCGCCTTGGAGGATCAGGTAATCCCATTTGATGGCCAACACCTTCATGATGTCGTCGCGGATGAAATTCTCCACGTCGGTCGAGGACTGGAGCAGCAGTTGGCGGGTGTAATCGTTCCAAGCGCCCACGCGATGGGGGCTGAGGGGGATCTGATCGAGGGCCTGGGTGCTCTTGGTGAGCGCGGCGCTCTCGGGCACCGCGTAGGCGGTGGCGGCGCCGGTCTGGCGGGGAATGGCGACATTGCCAGCGAGGCCGGAGAGGGATTGGACACCGAGGCGCTCGCAGACCATGCGGTTGCGGAGAATCTCGATGATGGGGACCTGGAGAATGGTGGGGACCAAGGCGCCGCCCTGGGCGAAGACGCCGACCTGGAGGTCGCGCTTACCGTGGCGGTAACTGCGGGCGCGCACGCGCATCATGGCATCGGGAGGGACCCAGACGCCTTCGGGTTCGACGCCGATCTTGAGGCCGCACATGGCTTCATGCACTTCGCCCTCGAGGCCTTCGACTCGCCCCTTATTGACCAACATCGAGCGCAGCGCGCGACCGATGGAGTATTCCTCCTGCTCGGTTTCGTTCATGCCGAGGGAGCGCATGGTGATGGGATTGGCTTTCTTGACGCCGGGAAGAGCGGCGAGCAGCTCGGCATTGAAGTCTTCGGCGCTCTTGTTTTCGTCGATGGCCTTCTGGGCCAGGGAGCGGAACTGTTCGGCGGCCTGTGGGAAATTCTTGGCCAGCTCGCTGGCGGCCAGGGAGATGCGTTTGCTGCGAGAGCGTTCCTCATCGCGGGCGCGGTTGCCCACGACGGTGAGGTCGGGAGACGCGGTGGCCGCGGGTGAGGTGGTGAGGGTGGTGGCGCCGCCGCCGGCGGCCGGAGTGGGGTCCAATAAGATCTTCATGCGTTCGTTGGTACTTTCACGTTTTGCACCTTGGGGGGCGTCAACGGTGGCGACGGGCAAAGCGGACAGGCTGTCCGCGCGCCGGGGGGCGTCCGTTAGTTCGTAGGTGCCATCGGCGAGCATACGGAGGCCGCGGCCAATGCCGGTCCGGGGATCCTCGGGCGCTGACACGATGCTTATCTCATAAGGCTGCCACTTAAAACGAAGCGCGGCGCGGCCCGTGGTCCCTTTCGAGGAGGATTTCACGGCGATCAGGTTGTAGCCAACGGAGACATGCTTCCGGATGCCGTCGAGCACGTCCTGGAAAATCGCTTCGCCCTCCGGCAACTTGGAAAAGCGCGCCGTGGCCCGTCCCACTTTCTCATCCCTATCGATTTCAGCGTTCTCGACGACACCGCGCTGCCGCTTGAGATCGTGCATCTCGCACAGCGGGGCTCCATCGTTTAGAAGGCTGAGGTCCACGTCTTCGGGGTCGTGGCTAAGGATTTCCTCGAATTCCTCACCGTCGTCGGTCTGACGGATAACGGGAAATTCGGAGGAGAAGACCATGGAGACCGTCCGGTTTTCTTTGACGGCCTTGGCCCGGTCGAGGGTGAAGCTGCGAAACATTTTCGGCATTTGCTTGGGGAGAGGAGTCAATGCACAAGCGGACAGGATGTCCGCGCGCCTTGGTTGACCGCTTGGCATGGTCAAATGCCCGAATGGCCTTATATCACCGAAGCGCAAGACCTGCCGGATGGGCAGCTTAAGCCCTACAAAGAGCCTGAATCGATTGTGGCAGGCGACACGGCGCTATGGCGGCGGGCATTCGAGAAGTACCCGGCGAGCCAGGGTTGGAGTCTGCGCTATAGCCTGCGGGGCATTCCGGGGGCGGGCAGCGATTTCGCGAGCCAAGCCAATGGAGACGAACACCTGGTCATCATTCCGGGGGCGACAACGGCCGACTGGCCGCCAGGGAAATACCGCATCCAGGGGTATGCCGAGAATTTGAGCGCGGTGCCGATCGGGGCCCCCCCGGGGACGCCGGCGAGTTCGCTGCGTTACACGATTTACAGCGGTTACCTGGTAATACGGGGCAACCTGGCGGCGACGGACCCGGAAATAGATCTCCGCAGCCATGCGCAGATCTGCGTCGATAACATCGAGGCCGTGTTACAGGGCCGGGCGACCAGCGACGTGCTGGAGAGCGAGATTGAGGGGACCAAGATCGCGCGGATTCCGGTGAAGGATCTGCTGCTGTTTCGGGATCGGTACCTGGCGGAGATTGAGAGCCAGAACCGGGAAGCGCGGGCGAAGGAGGGGCGGGCTACCGGAAGGACGATTTTTGCGAGGTTTACGCCGGTGGGAAGGTAGGGAAAATGAGGAAAGCAGAAAGCAGAAAGCAGAAATTGGCTCAGGGAAAAGCGGACAGGATGTCCGCGCGCCGGGGACGATCCAAATCATGAAATTTCCAAGTTTGAGCCGCCTGTTTGGGGCGCCGCCGCCGGCGCCGCCGATCATCCAGCGGCCCTTGCAGCGTGTCCAGGTGACCGTGGGGGCGCGGCGGGGGCAGCGGATGTATGCCGGGGCGCAGGTGACGCGGCTGAATACGGACTGGCCGATCACACTGACGAGCGCGAACGCGGAGATTCTGGTGAGCGCGATCGCGTTGCGGAGCCGGAACCGGCAATTGGAGCGCGATGACGACTATTTTCGGAACATGCTGTGGCTGCTGGAGAACAATGTCGTGGGGCATCGCGGGGTAAAGTTTCTGCTGAAGCTGAAAGGGGATGATGAGGGGAGCTATGACACGCCGCTGATCAAGGAGGTTCGGCACGCCTGGCATCGTTATTTGCGGCCTCGCAACTGCACGGTATCCCGCAATCTCTCGGGCGTGGAGGTGCAGCGGCTGGCGATGCGGGCGCTGGCGCGGGATGGGGTGATGCCGTTTCGGATTTATCGCGGGTTCGACAACGAGTTCAACTTCGCGATCGAGCCGATTGAATGCGACCGGCTGGATCACAATTGGAACCGTCCGGCGGGCAGCGAGCGTCCGGGCGATCCTTACGGGCGCAATGAAATCCAGTTCGGCGTCGAGATGGACCGATTCAAGGCGCCGGTGGCGTATCACATCCTGACGCGGCATCCGGGCGACGTGTTTGCCTGGCGGGCGGGCCCGAAGTATCGGGAGCGGGTGCCGGCGCAGGACATCCTGGCGCTGTGGACAGTAGAAAGGGGCGGCCAGTTCATCGGGATGCCACTCTGGCCATCGGTGGGGGCGCGGCTGAACATGGTGCACCGGTATGAAGAGGCGGAGTTGGTCGCGGCGCGGGTGGCGGCGGCGAAGGGCGGCTGGTTCAAGAAGGACCCGAACGGTCCGCAGGCGTCGCATTACGAGGGGCCCGAGGATGGGCAGGGGAACAAGCTGACCAACACGGAGCCGGGGATGTGGGAGGAGCTGCCGGTGGGGTTCGACCCGATTATCAACGATCCGAAGCATCCGGTGGACGCCTTCGAACCGTTTATGAAGGCGCAATTGCGCGGGGCGAGCGCGGGGGCGAGCCTGCCATATAATTCGGTGGCAAGTGACCTGGAAGGGGTCAACTACTCATCCATTCGCGCGGGTCTGCTCGATGCGAGAGATGGGTTTAAGTATCTGCAAGAGCTGCTGGCCTGGAAGCTGATGGAGCCGTGGTTTGAGGCCTGGCTGCCTTATGCCGTGATGTCGGGTCAGCTCGACGTGGGGCTGGAGCGCATCCCGGACATCCTCGATTCGATGTGTTGGTATGGGCGGCGGTGGGGCTGGGTGGACCCGCTGAACGACACGCGAGCGGACGCCATGGCGGTGGAGTGCGGGTTCACGTCGCGGCGGCGGGTGATTGCCGAGAGCGTCGAGGGCGGGGATGTGGAAGAGGTATTCGAGGAGCAAGACGAGGACCAGAAGCTGGCGGCGAAGCACGGGTTGGAATTCGGGATCTACAAGCCGAAGGGCGGGGTGGAGCCGCCGGCGGACGCTAAGGAGCCGGATGCGGTGCCGATTTGACGGTAAGCGGACAAGATGTCCGCGCGCCGTCAGGAGAAGGGCGGCCAACGGTTTTGACGAGCGAGGCTGCGCTCGGAGGCAAAGCAACCCAGCCGCTCAGGTTAATATCGCAGGGTGGAGCAGGGAACATCCGCTGAACTTTCCAAAAAAAGCCGGTCAGAACGCACATTGTGTCATCTCGATGGGCGCAGTTCATGCAGTTATGGACGGTAGATCCAATCACATAGACCAGAGAATGGCGGGGTTTGGAGTGATGGTCAAGCGGCCGAATGAGGAGCAGATCAGGAGAACGGCGGCCAACAGTTTTGACGAGCGAGACTGCGCTCGGAGGCGGCGAGGAGGCAGTTGATTTTGCGGGCGACGGATTCGATTTCGCGGTGATGGATTTTGGAAACAAGGTGGGTGGTGGAGTGAGACTGGGTGCGGGCCAGGGCATGGCTGCAATGGGTTTTGACGGTGGCGAGGCTTAGATGGAGGAGGCTGGCGATCTCTTTGTAAGAGAGGCCGTGCTGCTGGAGTTTATTGATCTGGCGCTGGCGCGGGGACAGCTTATCCATGGAGGAAAGGTAGCGGTTGTTACCGGGAAGTCAATGACATAGTGGACGGGCAAAGCGGACAGCAGCGCTAATTCAATAGGAGATCAGAGACTCCTGACGTCGTCTCCTACAGCCTCATGGTCCGCGCGCCGGCATAGTACATAAGGTTGACCAGACGGCGGGGGAGATGGCTGCCAAACTGAGTTCCGCAATGCCAAACAGCGCCGATATCGCCGATCTCCCGATTGCCTCCGCTTGTGATGATCCGGTGGACCATTTTCTGACGGGCTGGTGCCCGGCGTGCAATCATGCGGTGGACGCGGCTTGCCCGGAGTGCGGGCACCATGTGGAGAGCGCCGGGGCGACGACGGATGGGGGCGCGGCGAGCGCGTATGAGCGGCCCGAGTTTTACCGGCGGTTTGTGACCCTGCTTCAAAGCGCGCGCAACTCGAAATACATGCTGGGGTGCTACCTGATCGCGACGGGTGACGCCTATGCGGAGGGCGTCAGCATGGAGGAGTTTGCGCGGCAATGGAGTGTTGGAAAAGCGGCGGTGAGCAAGACGTGCCGAGTCATTTGCCGCCAGTTGGGGTTGCCGCCGAGCCGGTATATGAGGACCGAAGAGACGGCTGCGAAGTTTCGGATGGCGAACCGGAGGCCACATCGCCTGTGAAAACCAAAAAAAAGGGTTCGGCCTTCCCGCGGATGACTCCACTGCAATGGCTCCGCTGGCGTCTCGGCACGTTTCGCGCCGCCAAAGGCACGATCAAGCATGTGAGATCGAGCAGGATGTTTCCGCAATCCCTTGTGGACGCCGGGGCAAGGAACAGCGAGTTCATGCGCTACCTGGTATTCTATTGGCCGTGGGCTGAAGTCCACAGCTTCGAGATGGACCCGGAGCGCAGACCGATAGGAGAGCGGCACTATATGCGGCTGGGTAGCGAGCCCGGTCACCGGCTCTCTGAGTTCGTATTCCGCGCCCCCGCGCTCCTCAAAGTGGACTGCGATGAGGACACGATCAAGGTACTGGATGGCGCAGATTTGACGGCATTCGAGTGGGCTGTGGTAGAAGTGAGCGAGGATGGCAACGGGGCGCTCCCGAATAACCGGAGTGAGATCAACGAGATCATGCGAGCCGCCGGATTTACCCACAGCAAGGCGGTGGATGCCGTCGTGTGCGTCCGGTCCCACCGGATCGCCCAGACCGACGTGCTTTTCTGGAAGCCGAACTTGTCCCTATGCCAGCGGTGCATGGAATTATGAATCACACATCACAATTACAAATCGCGGACAGATTGACCGGGCTGGGGATACGGGTGACTCCACTGGGATTGGAGTTTCCAGAAGAGCTGGCAATCGAGGCGTGGGCGGAGGTGGGGCGGGGGCTGTGGCGGGCCGGACAGGTGTGCCAGTGGCGGCTGGGGGATTGGGCGGCTTTTGGTCTGCGCAAGTATGATGAGGCACGGGGGAAGAATCGGGCGGATGAGCCGCCGCCGATCACGCTGCGAGATTTCGCCGCGGCCAATGGCATCGAGTATCAGACGCTGCGCAACCTGGCGTGGGTGAGCCGGGCGATTCCGTTGTCCCGCCGGCGGGACAAGCTGGAATGGACGAAGCACGCGGAGGTGGCGGCGCTGTCGGCGAGTGAGCAAGCCAAGTGGCTGGACAAAATGGAGCGGGAGGATCTGCCGCGGTCGCAGGTACGGCAGCAGATCCGGCTGAGCCAGGGGGAGAGCAACGCGCTGTTGAAGGATGGGCCGGTGACCAAGTTTGTCACGAAAGGACTGGATGATTTCACCGCCTGGCTGCGGACGCGGCCGGAGGGTTTTTGGGATGCGGAACATCGGGCGATCTGGCGGGAGAAGTTGAGGCCGATCGTGGAGTTTTGGGGGGAGCTGTAAGTAAGTGAGGAAAGCAGAAAGCAGAAAGCAGAAATTGGAAGACCGCTCAATGGCTTAACGTCGAATATCCAACGTCCAATCATGAAAACGATGCGCATTAAGGTGAGTCTGCCGATGATTAAGTCGCGGGAGGAAGCGGAGGGGGTGATGACCGAACTGGCGACGGCGGCTAATGAACAGCGGTTGATCACGGCCGAGCGGGACGCGCTGGTGCTGACGATTAATGACCGGTTCGAGGCGGATCTGGGGGAGTGCGCCGAGATTCTCACGGAGAAGACTGATGCGCTGCGCGCGTGGGCGGAGGCCAATCCGGATGTGTTCCCCAAGGATTGCAAATCGCTGAAGCTGACGAGTGGGACGCTGGGTTTCCGAACGGGGATGCCGAAACTGGCGTTGCTATCGCGGGCGTTCAATTGGGACAAGGTGCTGGCATTGTTCCGGGCTTCGGGCTGGGGCCGGGCGTTCATCCGGACCAAAGAGGAGGTGGACAAGGATGGAATTCTAGCCATGTGCCGCAAGGTGAAGGCGACCGACCGGATCGAGAAATGCCTGAAACGGCGAGGGTTGAAGCTGGCACAGGAAGAATCATTTTTCATCGAGCCGGATTTGACGGCGGTGGAGAGTCGGCAGGTTCAGAAGTAAAGCGGACAGGATGTCCGCGCGCCGCGCTGAGCCGGAAGGAACGGGGAGGATTGCTCCTCCCCGCTGGGCCGCCATGCGCGACTGATCAGAGTTCGCGGAGGGCTCTGTCGACCAGCAGCGGGGGCGGCCATTCCGCGGTGCGATACGCGGTTAATGTATAATGAGACTCCTGACGTCGTCTCCTACAATTTTACCCCACCATTTACCCAGGCCGGGGTCGGGAAAGTGGCTGTAATCGAATCGTGGAGCGTTTTTTTGCGCTGAAGATGGTGTAAAGAGGACATAATGAGACTCCTGACGTCGTCTCCTACAATATGTCACTTAAAGCTCCAGTTGCCGCCGGCGCTGGTGCTGAAATCGCCGCCGGTTGAGATGCGTTTGCGGGGGGGCTTTTGGCCCGGAGCGAGGGGGCCTTTGCCACTGGCCGGCGGGGATGGGCCATGCTTGAGCTGGTAGTCCTTGGGCGGCTCGGCGTTCAGCCCTTTCTTCAATTGCTTGGCGATGTGGGTAATGGCGGGCTTAAGGATGTCCACTTCGGCGAGGTAATAGACACGGATGTCCAACCCCTCGTTGCGGTCGCGGACTTTCTCATAATTCTCGATGAGGACGCCGCGGACCTTATGGCTTTTGAGGACTTCGGCGGTGAGCTGGAGGAAGTACTCCTCGTTGTAGCCCTGGCCCTTGGGGAAGTGCATGTAGCGGGGGCCGAGGTCGGTGACCTTGAGTCGGGCATAAATAGTATCTTTTGCCAGTTTTGCGTTCACGGCGTAAGTGCGTAACCGATAGTGTTTGTTGAAGCGAGTGGTGACCAGGATGGGGACGGCGCTGTTCACGCCATAGACCGGGAAGACGCGGGCGAGACCGAACTTTTGAACGAAGGCGCGGACCTTGTGCGGCTTGTGCCGCATGTCGATGGCACTCGAGACGATCTTGAGGTCAACGCCATCGGCGCGCCGGTAACTGCGCGAGAGGTGGGCGGCGAGGTCCTGCCAGACATCGTCCTGCTCGGTGTCGCCGAAGAACTTGCGATATTCGATGCCCCAGGTTTCGTCATCTTCGCCGAGGCCGATGGTTTCGCATTCGAGCCGGTCTTTTTGGACGTCGATGCTGGCGAGGACAATGACGATGCCCTCGGGCAGGTTATCGGGGGTGTAATCTTCCTGGCGGTCGAGCAGGGGTTTGTGGTCGAGGATGTCGTACGTGCTTTCCCAGAGTTCGCAGAGGAAGGTATTGGTCCAGACCTGGAGGGCGGCCTCGCCTTTTTTGGTGGCGCGGGTGTGCTCGACGGCCATCTGGTGCAGCCGATTATCGAAGCCTTTGTGGCAGGGCCAGGGAACGTAGATGCCATTGAGGTGGTAGCCGCGCACGCCGCTGAACGGGGCGGTCGGCCGCCACTCGCCGGCGAAGTACATGTCGAGGCGCTGGCGGTCATTGAGGGCGGCGCTGCAGGCCGAGCAGAGCAACTCGCATTTCTCCGGCTGGCCCTTGGGCCAGACGACTTGCTTCCAGGTGAGGATCTGGCGGGCGCCGCACTTGGGGCAGGGGACAAACCAATACCGCTGGTCGGAGCTTTCCCACCATTCCCAAATGATGCTCTGCCCCTTGATGGTAGGGGTGCTGGCGAGCATTTTGACGCACTTGGGAAAGCTTTCGCCACGCTTGAACAGCAGCTCCAGCGGATCGCCTTCGCTGCCGCAGGAGGGCGGGTTGCTGTCCACCTCATCCCCTAAGAGGATCTCGCCCGAGGCGCCTCGGAGGGAGGCGGGGGAATTCGCCCCCACGAAAAAGACGCTGCCGCCGAGGAAGTCTTTCACGAGGATTGTGTTGCCGCTATCGCGCGAGCGGGCGGGCTTGAGGATGGCCGCCAGGCTGGGGGTGGCCTCGACCATGGGGGAGAATTTCTTCTTGGAGTATTTCTCGGCGGCGTCGAGCTGGGGGTACATGACGACGGCGGAGCGGGGGGCCCAATCCATGTGGTAGCCGAGGACGTTGTTGAAAATTTCCGTTTTTCCCATGACCTGGCTGGCGCCGATCAAAACGGTCGTGTGTACCGTCGGATCGAGCGGCGCTTCCTGGATTTCCTTTTGGTGCGGGGCATCGGCAGTGCGGTAAAGGCGGGGGCCTTCGAGCGTCTTGGCGCTCACGCCTTTGGCCACATAGCGGTAGAGCTCCGCCCATTGCCAGATATTGAGGCGCGCCTTGGGCTTAAGGAGCGCCCCGAGGTCCCGGGCGACCCCCCGGGCCGTCGCGGCGCGGTGGGCGTCAGATAGAATGGAGCCGGGCGAGTTTATCTAACAGGGCGTCCTTGTCAGCGTCCGGCAGGGGAGTGCCGAGGATGATCTGGCGCATGCCGGCGATAATCGGCTCGTAACGCTGCTGAAAATCCGCTTTGTCGAGCAGCTCGCTTCGGACGCGGGCATTGTCGAGGGCCTGGCCATCGGCGTCTTCCATCATCTTCCGGCAGCGCTGTTTCTCGTAATCGCCGCAGATGGCGGCGTGGATGTCGGCGGTGGAGAAAAGGGAATCGGCGCCGGGGAGGATGCCGGCGGCTTTGACGCGGGTGGCGACGGTTTTGGGGCTGAGGCAGAATTCGCTGGCGGCCTGGGTGAGGGACCAGCGGAGGAGCTTGACCTTGGACGGAGGACGGAGGGCGGAGGACGGAGGGCGGAGGACGGGGGGCGGAGGACGGAGGACGGAGGACGGAGGACGGCGCCGCGGGACGGAGGGCGGAGGGCGGAGGGCGGCTGGCTTTCGGTTCATAAGTTGACCGTGGCGTCAATATATGCCGCCGATCACCTTCAATGTACGCTGGGAGAATCCGGCGGTGCTGCGCCGGTATATGGAGCTATCGCGGCATACGCCGGCGGAGATTGTGAATCGGAAGATGTATTTCATCTGCCGGCGGGCGATCTGGTTTACGCACAAGGCGGATTACCAAAAGATGGGGGATGAACTGGGCCAGGTGTTGCGTCGGGTGGCGAGCGGGAACCGGATCGGCAGACTGACGATGAAGCGGGGCAAAGGGGCGACGTTCAACACGATCAACCGGAATGGGAAGGCGGCGCCGCTGCTGGAGCTGATCATCAATGCGCGGCGGGGCAGGGCGGGGCTTAAGGGGCTTTATGGGAAGGCGATGGCCGATGAGTTCCGGAAGGTTTTTGGGGCCCGGGCGCGGTCGATTGCGTATATCAAATCGGGGTGGATCGAGGCGCGGGAGATCTTCAAGCGGTTTGGTTATGGGGGGCGGGGCCTGCCGCCGAGCGAAGGGACGGGGATCGGCACCGGGGTAAGGCGGGTTGGGACGCCCAAGGGGGGCGGACAGATTGCCATGCCGGGCTGGAGCGCGTGGGCGCGGGCGTGGAACACGGCATTCGTTCGGGACCATGCGAGCGGGACGAAAACGACGCACCCGGAGGCGCTGTTCGATTATGGCTTGCCGGCGCTGAAGAAGGCTTTCGCGGAGGAAGAGGCCTCGACGCAGGAGGAGGTGCTGAAACGGGTCTATGAGGACGCGCGGCAGTGCGGTATAAAGGTGTTTCGATAGGGAAAATGAAGAAAGCAGAAAGCAGAAAGCAGAAATCGGAATTGGCCGCAGTGGCTCAGGGCAAAGCGGACAGGATGCCCGCGCGCCGGCTCATCTCAAAGCGGACAGGATGTCCGCGCGCCGCTGACTGATATGGATTTCCTGCTGGCAGACAAGATCGAGGCGGCGCTGGCGGCGCTGATCGCGCCGGTGGTTTCGGGCCCGCAAATTCTGACGGGAAAATCGTCGCAGGAAAAGCTGGCGCCGCCGATCATCGTTTGCTCGGCGGAGGAGACCGGGGATGAGGAGCCGATCCACTGGGGGAACTTCTGGGTGGGGGCGGCGGTGGAGATCAAATGCGCGGCGGTTTTTGCCGAGCGGCGAGCGCGGTTTTTGAGGCCATCGGTACCGGTCGGACCGCCTCGGGATGGGCCGAAGGATGCGGACCAGGACCTGGTCAGCGCTGTTTTCACCGCTATCCGCGTGGATAACCTGGCGGCTCGGCTGAACGTCATCGGCCAGGATATGGATTTCACCGTGTTTCCCGGCAGCGTGATTTTCGAGGCGACCGTCCGGTCGCGGGAGGGGGCGTCCGGGGCGGGGAAGGACTTTCTGTGGGTGGACCGGCTGGCATTTCGGTGCCTGGCTTGCGGGTCGGCGCTGGCTGAGTGACCTGGTTTATAAGCGGACAGGATGTCCGCGCGCCATAATGAGACTCCTGACGTCGTCTCCTACAATATTTTAGCTGCGCTCGTTGACGGCGGGGGGCGTTTGAATGAAACGCGTTCTTCTGGCTTTGATGCTTGGTCTGCCGGCTGTGGCCTTTGGGCAGGCGACGATCACCCACAATGTGGTCCTGAGCTATCAGGCGCCGAGCGGGGTGGTGACGGCTTCTATTGCGGTGACCAACAACGCGGAGCTGAACTTCAACCAGGCGCTGTTGAGCACGGACACTCAGTTATGGCTGACGTGTCCACTGACCCAGAGCAACCTGCAGAGCCTCTGCCTGTATTCGCCGCAAACCCTGACGATAACGCCGACGAACGCGATTGCGCCGGGGACCGGGGCGGGGACGATGCTGACGCTGACGGCGGGGATTCCGCTGATCTGGTATAAGTCGAGCGGGGCGAGCTGTCCATTCACCACGAATGTCACATCGGTCATTCTGGACAATACGAGCGGGCTGAATAGTTCGTTCCGGATGTTCAGCGTGAGCGCGGATCACTGATTATGTTTAATTTCATTGAGCACGGGGACATGCCGGGGATGCTGGGGGCGCTGGCGGAGGCAAAATCCCTTAAGGGCCCGGGGCAACCGGGTGACAGCGCCGAGGCGGACGCCCAGGCGGAGGCGGTCAAAGCTTATGTGGCGAGCCAGATTGCCACGCTGGGGAAGCGGTTCAACTATTGCACGGTGACCGCGACGGCGGATTGCAACGGGCAGAGCTCAACCTTGAACGTTTCGATTGTGGCGCGGCCGGCGAAGATTTCCGGGACGCCAATGCCCACTAAGGGCTGAGGGCTGATATGCAAGTAAATGGCGCGCCAGTTAATTTCGGATTTCAGGGTCCCAATGGGATCACGATCAGTGGCCTATCCGGCCAGCTCGAATTGCAGACGGCCGATGTGACCGCCGAGGCGGAGGTGGATAAGGTGCGCAACGCCGCGGGCGATGACATGAGCCACACATGGTATGGACAGTGCAAACACGCGACGCTGGAATTCGTCATCACAGGCACGGCGCTGGGCGTCGCGATCACGAATAGCAATCTCAACGCATTTCTACCCGGCAGCTTCATCACGGTGACCCGCTGCGATTCGATGCCTGAATTGGTCGGATCGACGTGGGAAGTGCAGAACGGGGCGAAGCTGATGGGCAGCAACACGGCGGCCAAGAAGCTCTCCTGTCCGCTCTGGTACAACGGTCTGGTTACGGGGCACGCCACGTAGCCCCCGGGCTATGGCGAGCTCCAACTTCGATTTTTCCGCCTCGATTCCGGAGCCGGTCCGGATTCTCGGGCTTGCGCTCCTACCGCTCTCGCTAGGCCGTTACCGACTGCTCAAACGCCTCGGCTGCGCCTTCGTGAGCGACCCGCCTTTGCCAGTGCCGAAGGAGCCGGTGGCGCAAATGGAGTTTCTCCTGGGACACCTGCTGATCGGGGCGCTGATCTGTTCGATGCGGTGCGCGGAAGGGCTGGAGTTTCTCGAATCGCCGAAGGCGGCGCGCGAGTTGAAGCGGTGGGGCAAACGGATTCGGCGCGAGGCGCGGCGGGATCGCTATTTCAGCATCTATGACAAAGCCGGCCTCTTCCGCCAATACCTCGATGTGGCGCATGAAGTCCCTTGGTACTGGAACCTGGAAGATACCGGCCCGGCGTCCGGGGCGGATTGGACGGTAACGCTGGAGAATATGCTGCGGTCCGATCTTGGCTATACGCGGGAAGAGATCGAGGAGGCGCCATTGAAGAAAGCTTTGGAGGATGCCTACAAGCGCATGGAACGGATGGGGGCGATCCAGTTGATGACGCCGGCGGAAATCGAGCAGGTGAAAGCCGGCTTGGAAAGTAATCGGTCAGCAGTCATCAGTGAACAGTCTCCGGCCGCTCAACCCTCAACCCTCAACCCTCAACCACTCTAATGGCCGGACTGAAACTGATGGCGGAATTGGGGCTGGACGGGACCGGCTTCGCGACGGGATTGAAGCGGGCCGAGGGGCTGGCGATGGGGGCGACGCGGTCGATTGCCAATACATTGATCGGGATGGTGGGGATCGGGACGGTGGGGTTGGCGATTCATAAGACGGTGGAGAGCGCGAGCGAGGTGGTGATCGCGTCGCAGCGGCTGGGGTTGGGTGTCCAGCAGCTCCAGGTGCTACGCCAGGCGGCGATCGCGGCCGGACAGGACTTTTCCTTGCTGATAAGGACCTTTGAGAAATTGGAGGTGGCGCGGAAGAAGGCCCTGACGCCGGGCCGAGAGAATGACAGCGATCGGCGGGCGTTCGCGCGCGTAGGCGTCAACCACGACATGCTGGAAAACCAGACTGCGGCGCAACTCTTTATGGGGCCGATGTCGAAGGCGTTCAAGGCCGGCAATCAGGAGGATATGGTGACGGCCTTGAAACAGTTGGAATTGGCCCGGAATGAGTTTGGGGCAATGATTCCGGTGCTGAAGACGGATTTTGTCGAGCTATCGAAGAAGATGGGAGAGGCCGGGGCGATGATGGACACGCTCACGGCGGTGAAGCTGAAGAACCTCGGGAATGAGTTCCAATTGCTGGCGAAGATCATCACGACGGTTTTGGGTCCGACTATCGTGCGGGTGAGCGAGTGGATTGCGCGGGCGACGTTTAAGGGGGGGAAGGCCGTGGCGGACATTGGAGGTTCAATGGGAGCAGGCACGGCCCATCAGGGGCCGCTGCGCGCGGCCTTTACCACCGCGATGATGCTCTTGTCCATTCCTGTAGCCGGAATCGTGGGGCCGATCTTCGGATCGGGCGCCGCCTACAAGATTTTTGATTCCGTGAGCAGGAAGACCGGCTACAGATGGGCGGCTGGGCAGGCCGGGGGCGCCGCTGCCAAAGCTCCCTGGGAAGCGGGCCAGAAGGAATACGAGGACATGCTGAGGCGGCTGGAGAAAGAAGCCTACGACTTGGAGCATCAGAAGCCTGACGGCGCGTTCAAGGGGGACCTGGCCAAATACAGCCCGAAGGCGTTCGAGACGCCGGGGGATAGCCTGGTGAAGATCGGGAACTTTCTGGGCGGGAGCCAGACGGCGCTGACACGGATGGCGGAGCAGCGGACGAATTACCTGCGGGTAATCGCCGCGGCGGTGACGCGGTCGGGTCCGGTGGCCGGACAAGGGCAGCAGAGTCGCATGATCCAGACGGCTCACATGGCGGCGTTTGGGATGTTCATCCCGCATTTCTGATTTTATGCCACGGCAAATTAATGGTTGGCTCGGGGCGTTCGCCCAGCCAGGACACTGGGGGCGGAATGAGAGCGGGAACTTTTGGATTCAGGCCTGGGAAGGGGACTACAACTCGATTCAGTTGCTGGCCGAGAACGTGGCCAGCGTGCTGGGACTGGTATATGAGGTGACGGAATCCTTCGGCAAGTTCCGGATCGAGGTTCATTACCCGTGGAGCAATCTGCCGAATGCGGCGCAGACGGACATGGTGGTGAAGTGGGAGCTGTTCAGCGCGACCAGCGAAAAGGATTTGCTGGAGGCGCAAGTCGAGGTGCCGGACCTGATCGGGATACTGACGCAGGATCAAATCCGGCAGATCCGGCACTTTGTTTATGACAAGCCGACGACGCTGCAGACCGACCCGAATAACTCGGCACTGACGCTGCCGAGCTTGCAGCCGATCGTGGACGCGGATTTTCTGCCGCCACTGGTGCCGGGGGTGGATCTATGGGGTAAGACGACGAACGCGCCGAACGCGCATCAGGCGACGGTCGTGTATAACCTGATGATGAAGGGGGTGACGAGCCATCCGGTGGAGCAGCCGATTCTGCGGCGGACGATGATTACGTCGCAGCATTACGCGGTGGCGCTGGCGCTGGTGAACGTGCGGAAGATCATTTCGACGGCCAGCCTGATCAGCCTGGAGAACATATCGAGCGACTCGCTATTTTACAATCCGGACAACGGGCAGCTCCTGCTGCCGAATGACGTAAGCACGTATGACAATCTGGCTTATGGCTGGTACAAGGGCTTCCCGACCGTGCAGGAGATTGCGTTGCTGAAGTACAGCATTGTTCAGGAGTGGAAGTATGGGTTGTGGACCACGCTGGTTTGGAATACGCCGCTTTAGCAAATGCTGAAAAGCTGAAATGCTGAAATGCTGAAATTGTGAACTTGCCGAATCCGATGTCGGGGCCGGGGCCGCTGGCACACTGGCTGAATAAGCTGCGGGAGTTTTGCCACTGGACGCAGTTGGTTTCGGGGCCGGGATACCGAGTGAAACAGTTGCAAGGGGGGCGGATGATTGAGTGGGTGCAGCAGGGGGGCGGTGGGAGCGGGACGGCGGCGCCGTCGCAGACGCCGCTGCGATTGATGACGCTGGTGTCGTTTGCGTTCAATTACTTGGTTTGCCGGCCGGACCTGGGGGCAAGCGATGGATCGCAGGACGTGAAAGTGGCGCTGCAGCCGGAGTTGCGGGATACGATTTTGACTCAGACGGTTGCGGGGGAGGCTTGGGTCTATTCGGCTTACAGCGGCTCGATCCAACAGCGGACGGCGACGCTGGGGAGCGTTGTGGAGATTGAATACATCACGCCGCGGTTTGTGGCGGGGGATCGGATTCCGGTTTGGGCTTGCGCGAATACGGGGATCAAGACGGATGGATCGGGGAGCTTGACGATTGGCGGAGGCACGGTGGCATCCGGGGGGACGGGCTATGCGGTGAGCAATGTTTTGACGGTGGCGGGCGGGACGCTGGCCGGGAGCGCAACGGCGGCGACTTTGACCGTGACGGCGATCGGAGCTGGGGGAGCCATCACGGCCGTAGCGGTGGCGTCGGCCGGGGGATATAGCGTGTTGCCGCCTTCGCCGAATGTGGTGACCGGCGGCAGCGGGGCAGGGGCGAGCATCAAACTGAATGGTGACGCGCCGATGGCGCTGCTGGCAATCACGGGCAGAGAATGGGCCGCGGAATATGTCGCACCAGTTTCTTGAGGGTCGGGCACACGAGTTTGAGGAGTCGCGGGCGCATCAGCGCAATGCGGGGGCGGGCTCGGTGCCGATAGAGCCGCCGGATACCTATTGGGTGCGCCGGGTGATCGGGCAACATGACGTGGTGGGTTTCCCGCCGTTCAATTCCAATATCTGTCAGAGCGGAAGCGACAATTATCCGGGCGACCCGTTTATTGGCCCGTCCACGATGAACGCGTTTGTGGAGGGGATGAAGAATTCGCTGTTTCGTGACCACATGTCAATTGGCGGACCGGACACTAATTCGCCGGCGAGATATCTAACGGCGCAGTACCTCATGAAGATCACCTTCAGCACGGTGGCCGGCGGAGTGGGAAATTCCTACTGGATACGTCGCACTGTCAATATTCATCCTCACGTTGGCGGCGCCCCGGGCGGCCTTGTCTGGAAAGATTTAGAGGAGTGGAATGCCAACGAGGGGCCAGATGGTCCGTATGTTCCGCTTTACCAGAGGAAATTGAATCAAGATGGAACTTATACGGACTGGGGTGCGGAGGTTTCACCTTATGCAATATTCTACACCAACATTCCTGAGTCATCCGACTTTACCAGCCATGCTTTTGGGCCATTTGAAACGAACCGCAGCGCGATGATTGACGCTAGCCATGGCACGTTCTCAGAAACGCTGGTTTGGTATTACTACGGCGACCCCCTACACACCGACGGTTCGGTTTACGGGCAGGCCCAGATGGATATAAGCTACGACCTGAAAGACCCCGCCACGCCGGCGGACCAGCAGGCCCAAATCCTGTGCAACATGGTTGATCTGCTGAACCGCGATTCAAAGTACTGGATACCCAACGAAGATACCGGAGTTTACCGGGAGCTGAACGACACCGAGACGTTGCTGCTGACCTGGGTGAGGCCGATCGTGGATGTGAGCGGGATTGATTTCACGCCGCTATCACCGAGCGGCACAAGCAATCTTGGTGATGGGGCGCCGTGGTTCGACGCCAATGCGAATTACCCGGACTATCCGCCGGCTTGGGTTTCCGGCACGCCCAGCGACTGGTGTTTGCAGGTCAGCGAGTTTTTGAACCTCTATGGCACCGGCTACGATCCGGGCGTGGCGACCGCGATGAAGACGCTGGTGGTGCTACCGGCGGGCACTTACCGCAAACGGCTGATAAATGAAATTATCCCGGTGCCCAATAGCCTGCCGCCCGACCCAACCGGTTTAACCACTCCCGACAACAGCGTGGCGCTTACCAGTTCCGGGCCGTTTGACGTGGCCTTTACGGTCACCGGCACTTACAACCTGGAGTACTACCCCGGCTCGAGCCCAGGGGGGACTTCGATTGAGACGGTGCCTTCGTCTTTTTGATCGGTGAAGCGGACAGGATGTCCGCGCGCCGGGGCATTGACAGGGGGGGGCTGTTGATGAAACGAATTTTGCTGGCCCTGGCGGTCCTGGGGCTCCCCTGGCTCGCGCTCGGGCAATCGAATGTGGTGGTGGGTTCATACGCGGATTTCGGTCAGAATCCGCAGACTGGGCGCCGGCTCTATATGTATCCGCTCTGGCTGCCGAGCGTGAGTCCGAGTGGGATCACCACGCTGGACCGGCGGACGCTGGTAACGGATGCGGTGACGGGCCAGGCGAGCACGGCGAACGTGCTGGCGGGGCTTTACCGCGGGGAGTTCCAAGGGACATGGCAGCCGACGACAAACTGGTTCACGATCCCGGCGACCAACGGGACGATTTACCTGAGCAACTGCGTCGCGAGCAGCTATGTGCTGGCGGGCTCGACGATCCCGGCATATTCGCAGCCGCAGGCGGATGCGCGGTTTGCGCTGATTGGGAGCGGCGTTGGCAGCACGGGGGGCGTTTCCGTAGTCGGGAGCGGGCCGATTGCGGTGGCCACGTCGAATGGTGTGGCTACGGTCCGCCTACTGCCCGACCCGATCTTCTTTTCCACGCTGACCTTAGCGACCAATGAAGACGCGACGGCCCCCGAAATGCTGTTCGCACCGATGGACCTGCATAATTCTTACGGGTCAATCTATTATGACGGAACCAATTTCTATATTTCCAGCCATCTTGTCTCTGATTTCAAAGGCACGTTCAGCGGGGATGGTGCCGGGCTAACGAATCTTTCAGGCGGCGCCGGAACGAATTACACGGCCGGCAATGGCATCGTAATCACGGGGAACAGCATCGCGCTTTATTCGGCCCCGACGATTTCCGGCTTCGTGAATGACCAGAACACGGTGGAGATTGGGGCGACGGTGTCCAGCACGGTGCTGACATGGACACTGGCCGGCGGTTCGATTGCGGGACAGTCCATGAATCAGGGCATAGGCGCTATGTCCACGTCGCTGCGGACCACCAATGACACGGCCAGCTATTCAACCGGGCGCACCTACACCTTGACCGTGACGGACGGAACCACGACGAACACGGCCAGCACGAGCGTCGCATTCGAGAATAAGCGTTACTGGGGGGTGAACGCCGCAACGAACTTGTCGGACGCGCAGATCAGGTCGCTGACCAACGGCCTGACCACCGCACTGTCTCAGGAGTTCGCCACCGGCTACCAGAAGGCCGCTTTCGTCGTTTCACCATCCGCGCAGTATTTCTACTACGTGTTCCCGGACGCGTGGGGATCGGCATCGTTTTTCGATCCCTTGCAGGACACGTCCTTTGCGCTGTCGGCAACGCGGGATTTCGTGAACGGCTCCGGGAACCACACCACAAACAAAATCTACCGTTCCAGCACTCCACTGACGGGCACCTATACCATTTCCGTACAATGAAAACACTATTCAGCATCCTGTTCGCATTCGGCCTCGCTGCTTGCAGCTTCGCGGCTGCAACTCAGGGCACCATCGTTACGTCGCCGGTGACCGTCGGGGACCCGGTGAACCTGAACAATTTCGGTTCGGGCAACACCAAGGAGATTGTTGGCGGCCCGAAGCAAGTCACCACCACGAACGACATGAACGCGTTGCCGGCGGCGCTGCTGACCGTGGGCACCACCTGCTACGTGACGGGCGAAACTAATGAATATCGCTATCTGGGCGGCGGGGTGTGGTCACTCGTTGCTACGGGCACAGGGACAAACACCTTTACCCTAACGGCGGCTGGGGTGTCCGCAGTGGGCGGGGTGACGAATGGGCAGCCGGTCTTTAACGTGGGGGCATTGCACCTGCCATACACCAACGCTCCCGGCCTAGCGACGGATAACAACGGCAACGTCATCGTTGGCACGGGTGGCGGCGGCAATGCGACCAACGCGGTGACCAACGTTGTGAGCGCGATACCCGGCATGGTTTCGCAAGTTGGCGGCACGGCCACAATCGGCGTGTGGCTCACCAACATTTTTGGGAAAAGCATCATCAGCGCTCAGGAATGTGGTGCGGTAGGAGATGGTACCCACAACGATGCGCCAGCCATGAAACTTGCCATATCGAGGGCGGCGTCAATTTTTGGCGGAGGGACGATTGTGTGCGCAAATGGAACTTATCTTTGCAACGATGCTTTCACCCAAATAGGTGCCACTGGTGGATACGCAGAACTGCCAATGCCCGACGTGGATTTCGCCACTTTGGCCCCGATCAGCATAAGGATTTGCGGGGTAAATCCCGCACCGGAGATTGCGGGTAACATAACGTCCACGAATGGGGCGATCTTCATTTGCACCAACACACCGCCCAACGCGCCGTCTTGCTTCATTGGCTTTCCAAGACCGAATGGGAGCCTCTTCGGTCATTCCGGCGTTGATCTTTACCTTCAAGATGTTCTGTTCCGAACCTCCCAGGACCCGAAATTTAATGGCATTGATGGCAGCTATTTAAGCTCCATGATGCTGAATGGGGTTAATGTGGATACCACCACTAACTACCTAAATCTTCATCAGCCCACAAATGGGGCATACGGCGTGATTATGCCGCTGGTGAACAATGGGGCTCGGAGCATGATGAAGAGCGTTTCTGTGATGGGATTCGGAACCGGCATTAGCTTTAGTGAGTTTTGTGGGGCAGACGTTGTGCGGACGTTTTGCTGTCACATCGGCTACGCCGTGCCGGGTTCTTTCTATGGTATGGAGGTGGGCAGCCTTTCTTCACAGTGGAACAATATAGATATGATGGCCACTGGCACGAATACATCCACCGCACCCTATCAGCCCATAGAAATCCATATGTTCAACATTGAGCATGGCAACGGGACGCTGGCCTGGACAACCAATCAGAATGAGTTCGTTGATCCTAATGGTTACCTGTTCGCAAAGATAAATTATTTGAGTTGCACAGCCGGGACCTACAGTTATGCCCGCAATAATGTTGGATGCGCCAACGCTGAATTTCGCAACATGGCGCTCAAGATGACCGATCCGTATGGTGGTCATGTTTACAACCTGGAATCGTTTTTCAATTCCACCAATTCTCCAAGCGCCGGCACGGCTCCAATCTTCGACGGGAGCAGGTTTTACTTTGGGGCAGTTGGAGGCGTTGGCTCCGGTGGCCTGACGAGTTTCAATGGCCGGACAGTCAGCAACGCGGTGTTGACGGCGGCGGATGTGGCGACGAACCTGCCGAGCAACGTGGTCACGCAATATTCGTCGAGCATCACCATTAGCAATTCAGCGCTACCTATGCTTTCATTTGTCGCGCATGACAGTTTCTTCGGAACAAACTCTGGCGAGTTATACTTAAGCGCAAATGGGTTGACCTTGGGAGCAACGAACGGCTGGACGGAAATATCCGGGGCGCTGGTGGTGGATGGCCCCCAGACTAATGTGTTTCCGATTTATGCGAATCTGGTAGGCGGAGCGACGGTGGCGACGAATGTCGTTGCGGGAGGCAATGTCGTCAGCAGTAATGCGACTTTCTCTGGCAACGTCGGCATCGGGACGACGGCGCCTGCACAGAAGTTAGATGTTAATGGAGTTATAACTTTACAAGATGGTGGTAGTAGAACATGGCCAGCGGGAATTGTTACAGAAAATAATGCAAAAGCTATTGATTTTGGTGTCAATGACGGAACATCAAATAGATTTGGACCATATCAGATTAGCCAACAGGGCGGATTTATGAGGGTTACAACAGACAATGGGACTGGTTCACTTTTTCAGTTTCTTGGCAGGTCCGGAGGGATAGCAAGCGATGCAGCGATTTTAATGTCTTTGACGATTAATGGTTATTTAGGTATTGGCACGACTTCGCCAGGAAATAATTTACCGACTGGATTTACAACTCACGATGGAGCGTATAACGATCTTATAAAAGTTCAGTCAAAAACCGTGAACGCCGCAAGTGGCATGTTGTTAAGGAATAATAATGATACTTTAGGTTTTGATTTATGGAACGATGCATATAACGGGGCGTCATACATTGACGATCGTTGGAATGATAGTAGAAGTACTCTCAACTTTAGGATGAAGACAGCGGGGACTGCCGTGAATGCCATGACGATTTTGAGTTCCGGCAACGTCGGCATCGGCACGACGGTTCCCGGCAACAAACTTTCGGTGAATGGGGACATTGGGGCAATGACTATCGTTTTAACGAACGCTCCGATTCTGCTGGCTACTAACGCTACTCCATCGGGAGTGACTTGGGGTGTTACTGTGCCAGATGTTTGGTTTGTTGTGACCAATAACGTCACCCGCTATATGGTGCCGGGTTGGATCAACCACTAAATGCTCTTCCGCACCCTAATTCTCTCGCTCTGGCTGGTTTGTCTGACCGCTTCGGGGGCGACCTACTACGTCGCGCCTGGGGGAAGTGACGCCGCGTCCGGTTTATCAGGCAGCCCCTGGGCATCCATCGGCATGGGGTTCACGAATGCCGTGGCGGGCGATACGGTGCTGGTTGCGCCGGGGAATTACAATGACGCCAATATCAGCATGTGGACTCAGCACAGCGGCGCCAGCAATGCCCCGATAGTGATTCGTGGAACAAACGCTAATATTAGCGGCAACATTGCTACGGACCTGAAAAATAGCTGGTGGGTTGTGTCCGGGCTCACCTTTAACTATACCATGTGGGTTCGCCCGACGGCGAGCGACTGCACCATCACCAACTGCACCTGGACGAATTTCGAGGGTGGTGGAATCCACTTTGACCAGCCGGTAACGGGAGCAAATCCAGCCGACTCCGCCCAGCGGATTACCGTCATAAACAATGTCTTTGACGGTTTGATCAATGCTCAGAACCTGGAACTATTTGGGGTCGGCCATTTGGTGCAGGGCAATGTTTTCAAAAACGGAATATCTTCGGATGCGATATACGCTTTTGGCTCCAACGTCGTCATTCGAGCCAATCTGTTCACGAACATGTATGCGGTGGGAGGCTATGGCAATCACCCGGACATCCTGCAAACGTTCGGCAATAACGGACTGTGGATGGTGAATTACCTCTTCGAGGACAACTGCGTCGTCAACTGCCCGATTCAACTGACGCAGTTTGAGCAAAACCAAGTGACGACCAATTCGCTTTGGGGAATCGTTATCCGCAATAACGTCTTCAAGGATTCGTCAATGACGTGCAGCATCGACACGCCCAACACCCGGCTCTACAACAACACGTTTTATCATTGCAACAACGGCGGCGCCCTGGCGGCGATAGCGTTTAACGATCCACAGGGAAACGATCCCAGGGGCACACCTTATGGCTGTCAGATTTTCAACAACGCCTTTATCGAGTGCAGCGGCACTTACAATGCGTTTCCCAAGGAGGAAGGGATAGGGCCGCTTACCACTGCCAATGCCGGGGGCGGCGGAAGAACTGGCGGCGGCTTCGCGCGGCTGGCCAATCAGGATGATGTGCTGACAGTGTTTGGCATTTGCAGCAACCTCTCCGGCACCGTGACGGGGGCGGTTATTTACTACTACCCGCTGAACAGCAACGTCTTCAATTTCGCAGCCTCCGGTTATGACAGCACCAACGGCGGATATAACGTCACGAATGGAGTTTTCTACTGGACTGCGGCTATGGCGACCGTGACGAACGGATGGAGCACAAACCAGCAGGATTCGATGTGGAATAATTACAACTTCGGATTCAAGATTCTCACCACGCCATTTGGCAACGGTGAAATCAGCGGGCCGATGCTCGCATACACCCCAAGCCCGCCGATAGATACCTTGGTGGGCTACAACTACGCGACAACCGGAGCGACGGGAACGAACGGATTGACCAGCGGAGCGCTCAACCTGGCCTCGACGAACTGGCCTCTCCCGCTGATGGGCAGCGTGCTGATTGACGCCGGGACGAATCTCAGCAGCCTGGGAGTCACCAACGATTACAACGGGAATGCCCGGCCTCAGGGCAACGGATTCGACATTGGCGCATTCGAGTATGGCGACTTGAACATTGGTTTGCAGCTTCACCTGGACTTCTCGACGCTCATGACTGTAGGGGTGGCGGATGTCACCGGCAATGGCCATACCGCCTTGCAATTCAATTCGACGAACAACATCGCCACCACGAATGGAATCTACGGCACGACGGCGGGGCAGTGGGCATACAAGTTCACCCAGAGCGACTTGTCAGGCCATACCTACCCGGCCTCGCAATACCTGGCGGTAACGAACATGACGGGGATTCAGTATTTGACCAACGCCACGGTCAGTTTTTGGGCGCAGATTTCCAGCAACGGGGATCTGGCCATGAACGTCATGAGCGCGGGCTTTGACCCGTACAATGCAATCGGCGGGGATGTTACGGCTGCCACCAATGGATGGTTCATCGGCCGGGACTATACCGCGCAGTTGCGGTTTATGGATTATCCAGCCAATGGAAGCCGCAATCGAGTAGTAGCGTGGCCAAACGATACGTCGTCAGTTGATCTTTCCACGACAAATTTCCATTTGTACACGGTCACGATTGATTGCATCAGTAATCGCGTCGTCTCTTATTATGATGGGAATCAGTGCGATACCAACACCATCGACCTTCCTTGGATACGAATGTATGGCACGATCAATCAGCCTTGGCTGGCCATCGGCACGGCGACAATGGACGGGACTCCAATGTGGGGGGACGATCTCTATCCTAACACGGCCTATTTCGTGGGGCGAATGGCCGACGTGCGCCTGTGGAATCGGACGCTATCGGCCCAGGATGCTTCGGATCTATTCCACGGGATTGATCTCCCGGCGGTTCCTGCCGGGATCGCCACTCAGCCAGCCAGCCTGACTAACGGGTCGGGTGATAACGTGTCGTTTTCGGTAGTTCCCTATGGCACCATGCCGATCAGTTACCAGTGGAGTTTCAACACGGTGTCAGTCTCCGGGGCGACGAATGCGAGCTACGCTCTGAGCGGCATTCTGGCACCGAACGCCGGCGGCTACCAGGTGGCCGTGTCGAACGCTTACGGCATGGTGACGAGTGCCGTGGCCTCGCTCACGGTGACAAACCCATTGCCTACCTACAACAGTAATGGGCTGGTCGGATGGTGGAAATTCGACGAAGGGACGGGAACGGGCGCTCTGGATTCGTCGTACAACAACGGGAACCTCACCCTGCACGGAGGGCCGACGTGGGTTGCTGGAGTTTCCAATTCTGCGTTGTCGTTTTCATCGGGCACCTGGGCAGATTCACTCGCGATGGTGGGTCAAGCGGCAACCAACATCAGCATAGCCATGTGGGTTCAGCCGAATGACGCCAGTGACCATCAGGAGCTTCTTAATTATGGGACGGATGCGGACCACTCGATAGTCATCATGGCTGGTTGGCAGAGTGGATTCTACAACGTCTTCATGGGCAATGTTGACGGCAGCGGCGGTTACCCCAATTGGCCACCATCACTGTTTGCTTTGCCAATGACCGGACTGGGAGGTCCGTGGGACCATATTTGCTATGCGTCGGATGGTAGCACTATCTGGTGCTATTTGAATGGCACATTAGTCCATACCGTCTCTGGCAGCATGAATACTATAGGAGTGCCGACCCAGGTTAGCATTGGCCGACCGATTGGAACGGCGTCGTATTATTTCTACGGAGCCCTTGACGACGTGCGCATCTACAACCGGGCGATCACCGGCCCGGAAGTATTGGCCCTGTTCTACGGCACAAACGGCATACCGCCAGTCATTGCGCCGGCCATCACCAGCCAGCCGCAGAGCCAGACCAACGTGGCGGGCGCCAATGTGACGTTTTCCGTGACGGCGCAGTCTGATGGAGGGACGCCGGTTTACCAGTGGCACTTCAACGGCGCGCTGGACGTTTCCCGGTCATCGTCGGCTTATGTGCTGAACGGCATCACGACGAACAACGCCGGCGGCTACCAGGTGGTGGTGACGAACATCGGCGGGGCGGTGACGAGCGCGGTGGCGACTTTGACGGTCACCAACGTAATCGTGACGGTCACGAATGGGCCGGGTGGAATCATATACGTGGGGACGTTGAGAGTCGGGCCATAAATCGTTGACGGGTTTCGTCTGGCATGATGCCGGCCGAACAATCTCCGGATGCGCTGAGGGACATGCTGAAAGTCGTGGGGCCCAACGGCATCGTGTTGGCCGCGCTCAATGTCCTAACGATTAAAGGTTGGCTGGAACTCTCGGTGCTGACATTGTCGATCGGATACACAATCTGGCGCTGGAGGCGGGATCTCCGCAATGACCACAAAAACTGAACTGTGGCTCAAAGGCTTGCTGGCGGCGTTTGTGGGAGGCGTCGCGAATTCGTTCCTTTCGGCGGTCGGCATCGCCGGCGCGCAGACGTTTGGCATCAATGTGCAGCAGCTTAATTTCAAACAGCTCGTCATCACGACGGTAGTGGGCGGTGTCGTCGGCTCGATGCTCTATCTGAAGCAATCGCCGGTGCCTCCGGAAGGCTGACGGAAGACTGAGGACGGAGGACGGCGGGCGTTGACGGATTTGGGTTGGTAGTGAATCAACGCACGAAAATGAAAATGAAACTTTCCGCCCTTCTGATTGCATCTTTCTCGGCTCTGCTCATCTCTGGCTGTGTGAGCGCGACCGCCACGCGCGTGACCGCCAATCAAGACGGGAGCACCACGACTGATACCATCAAGACAAGCGCTTTCCTGGAGAACATCGGCAATGGCGCCTACTCGAATGGAACCGGCATGACGCTGTCGGTCACCTCGGCAACGCCCGATCAGGCATCGATCGCCACGCTGGCGGGCGGGGTGGTCGATTTGGGGAAGGCCGCCTTGGCGTTTGCCGCCACGAAGACGAATTCTCCGGCCGTGCTGCCCCCAAACCAAGCCGCGCAGGACCCGGCTGCCTTCGGGACGATTAAAGCAGTCAAGCCCTCGCCGTGAGCCGGGCGAGGAAATACTTCCTTGGGGTCACCGGTTTCTTCGCCGGGGCGATCCTGTCCGGCTATGTGGCCGGCTGCGCATCCGCGCAGGGCGGCGGCGCGCAGGGGATTCCAAATCTCCGGCTGGTGGAGGCGCCGTCGATTTACCGGAGCGGACAGATTACATCGATGGCGCAGTGGATCTACGTCCGGGACGTGCTGCAGGTGTCCAATGTGGTCAAATTGAACGAGATCAATGAAGCGCCGGACGTTTTGCCGCCGGGCATGACACTCTACTATTTTCCCATCTCGATCGAGGAGCAGTTGGACCCGCTGCTGGTCGGCCGCGTGGCCTGGCAGATCCTGGAGGCGGTGCGGAAGATCGGGCCGGGGACATTGGTGCATTGCGAGTATGGGAACGACCGGACGGGAGCGGCGATTTATGCGCGGCGCATCCAGGAGGGCTGGAGCGAGGAGGCCGCACGCGCGGAGCTGCTGGCCGATGGATTTCATCCGCTGCTGCTGGGGTTGGAGCGTTTCACGAGGAGCTATACAACGCCATGAGCCAGGCGGAACTTGCGCGGGCCAAGTCGAAGATGCGGCTGTTTGTGGCCGCCTGCCGGGTTATCCGAATGGCGGACGCCGGCGGGAGGGTGGACTGGGAGGCGCTGCCGGCTGAACTGCGAACGCTGATCGAGCAGATCAAGCGGCGCACGGCGGCGAAGTTCGGGGAGCCGCTGTATCATGCGGATTAGTTGACGGGACTCCGCAGGCATGTGCACCGGCTTTAACAACATCGTCCAGGGTTACCTGGAGTGCCGGCGCCGCCACCAAATTGAACGTTTACGAAGAAAAATGAACACCGCTATCCAAAATTTGAATCAGGCCGTCGTCGCCCTGAACAACCTCGCGCCCCAAGTCATCACCATCCTCGGCACGCCCAATCCGAATGATCCGCAGATTCAGGCCGCGGCGGACTCGATAAATTCCGTGGTCAGCAGCATCACTGCCGCTTTGCCGGCTGCGCCCGCGCCTGTCAGCTCGGCCACCCTTAAAGGCTGAGATTGACCCAATCCTGACCCAAGGGCGGCCAGGCTCGGAATCCCCAATGAAAGTGGCGGGAGCGGCGGGGCTCGAACCCGTGACTCCCGCTGCTCTTTTTTGCCTCCGGAACGCCCTATTCCAGGGGTTCCTTGCTGTTTGGCCACTTTGTTCCACGGGGAACTTTTGGCAGATTGCGGCAGCTAGCGGCAGGTTTCCTTGACCCAATCTGACCCAATGTGCCGGATCGGACATCTTTGCGGCGGCACATTGTCGCCATATTGGGTGTCGAGCGATAGACGGCAGCCGACTTCCGGGATGACCGGGTCAACCGATGGATGTTTGCAGAAGCTCCACATATTTTCGTCGTCATCGGTGGCATCAAAATCAATATGCGGACAGTCTCTGCATTTAGCCGGGATCGCCGAACCAACCGGCTGCCCTAGCAGCCTGGCTGCTGCCGCCAGACAGAGATGGGGAGCTCTAGCAGCCTTTTGTATGCGCAGCATCGTTGCCAAGCTGGTAAGTCGCGCGGCTAGTTCCGCATTACTCAGTTCTGACTCATCGGATTGCATTTTCAATTGGATCCACGCTTGCCCCAGGCGAAGAGCGTATCGAGGTCCGGACGCGTGGGGTTGATTGCGAACCAGGCGGCGGCTTCTTCGGCATCCACGGTCTTCTTGTAGTTCTTGTTGATGCGTTCGGGGCTGGTCCCGGCTTCGAGGGCGACTTTGCCGATGTTCTCGACCAGGGCGAGCCGGCTGCTGATGAAGGTGCGCCGGAGGCCGTTATCCCGCCATTGGACTTTCGCGAGCCGGGCGGCGCGCTGGAAGGCGTTATTGGCGTTGGCAAGCTCGCAGATTGGCCCGGACGGCCGTGCTTCAGCATAGGGCTTCAGCCAGGCGATGAGGTTGTCGCTCAGGGGGACGAAACGGTCGCGGCCGATCTTACGGGCGACCTCCTCCCGGACATGGATTCGTTTGCGTTTGAGGTCCACATCGCGCCAATCGAGGACGGGCAGGGGCTTTCCATTGGGATCTTTGCCGGCGCACATTTCCTCGTGCCGGAGGCCGGCGAAGGCGCCGATGGCCAAGTAGGGAATCATGGTCTTATACGGGCGGCCACGGTCGGCCATGCCTTTCTCGATGGACTCGCGGGCGGCCAGGATGCGTTGGAATTCGTCAGCCGGGAAAAGGGCGATCCGGATAGGTTCATCTTTGGCGCGGTGGACGTCGTCCATGGCGGACCAGTCCCTGGGGACATAGTGGTTGTCCTTAGCGAACCGGTAGAAAGCGACCAGGGCGCCGCGGTAGTTGTTGCGGGTGCGCCGGGTGACGGGGAGCTTCCGGAGCCAGGCATTGAGATCCGGGCCGGCGATGCTGAGGACCGGGCCGGTGAAGTCCTTGGCGAAACGGCCCAGGCGGCTGGCGAGGTCTTCCAGGGTGTTTTGCGCCGCGCCATCGGTTTTTCTGGCGGCCAGGAGTTCCTGGAGGATCTCGGGGCAGGTACGGGAGGCGACGCCTTTGGCGTGATGATCGGCATAGAAGCGCGCGGCGAGCGCCAGGGCCCCGGTGGGGAAATCTCCAATGGCCGCGCGCAGGATGGCCAGGGCGGCGGCGCCGTCCGCGGCGAAGAGCTCGAGGGAAAGGCCCGAGGGGCGGAGAAGCTCTTCGGCGCGCTGGACGCTGGCTTTTTTGGCCTGACTGAAGCTGAGGAGACTGATCTGGCCGTTGGAGATGGTGTTGGCGTATTCGCGACCGATGGCTATGATGGCTTTTACGGAGTTCCTGGCTACCCGGCGTCCGCCGGCGGCGGCCGGAAGCTGGATGTACCACTTTTCATAGATTCGCCGGCGCTTTTTGTCATACCAGCGGCCCTTCCAGCGCCAAAGTGTGACGTAACCGTCGTCGCTTTTTATCGGGAAACTTTTTCGCGCGCCCGGAACGTGGAGCGTGAAGGTATCATCCGAGGGGATTTGCCGGCGCGAACGGCCGGGCGCCAGCTCGAACTGTGCCTCGCCGGCAGTTTGAGGAACGCTAGAAAACATAAGACTGGTAGTCGAATTCCTTGCCGCCGATCCAAACTTTGGTGAGCTTGAACTTGAATGGGTCGAAGCGTTCGCCGCTGCCATCCTTGGAGAATTCGGCCAGGAGGACAGTGATGGCTTCCCCGGGCGCGAGTGAACCGATCACGTACCGGTACGCGAAAGGCGGGTCGCCGTTGATGAAGACGTTGAGGGCAGGCCAATTGGTTTGATCGAGATTCATTATCCCGAGGGTGGTTGCGTCGAAACGAACGTCGGCCTTGACCACCTTGTGCGCCGGCGCGGATGTCGGGGACGCAACCTGGCTCTCTGAACACAGATCGATCACATAGAGGACGAGAGCGAGGACGAGGAGCGCGGCGAGGCAGTTTTTTATCATGGGAGTCCGGGCAGAAATGGTGTGAGGTCGATTATGTTCCGGTCTTTTTCTTTGGGGCAGGACGATCTTCGGCGGTGGAGAATTCTCGCCGGGCCGGCGGATAGGCCGAAGTCGAGCGGGAGGATTTCCCCAAGCTAGGCTGGTCCTTGGTGCCGAAGATCTGGTCATAACGCTCGCGAATCAACTCTTCGACCAGAATGCTGAGCGATGTATAATGCCGCTTGGCCATGATCTTCTTGGCCCATTCAATAATCTCGGGTTGAAGCGTGAGGTTGACGGCGCGTTTGTTTCTCATTCTGCTGCGCATTGTACGCGCCGGTTGATGCTCAAGCAAATAAAAAAGCAGCCTATGCGCATTTTGTGAATAACCTGTGAATAACTTTCCCAAAATAGTTGTTGCCCTTAGTGTGCTGTGTGCGCATAGTGTGCATTATATGAAAACAACGAAGATGAAGAAAGCACGCCGGCGGCCGGTGAATCTGAGCCTGACGGTGGAGACGATTGAATGCTTGCAGGCTCTGAAATCAGCGCTGAACCGAAGCGGATCGAATACGGTAGAGGAGCTGGTCAAGGACAAGGCCAGGGATCTCAAGCTCATTGCCGCCTAAGAATTTCGTCGCGGCTGGCGGCGGCGCCTTTCCCCAGAGGCATCCACTCCTCCGCCGCTGGCCGCGCGATTAACAACGAAAGGATAAATGAACATAAACACCACCAGAGAAATGCCAGGATCAAAAAACGACTTCCTGCGATTCCAAATCGGGCGCATGGAAACCCGGCCCGAAGAAATCGCAATATACGAAAACCGCCGCGTTACCGGATATGAAAAAGGGGAAACCCTTATGTCCACGTTTCGCTTGCTCGGCTGTGGATCGACGCTTGAGAAAGCCGAGAAGATGGCGGGCACTGTCTAACGAAAGGATAACAAACATGTACACGCTAACGGATGGACAAGCTCAAATGGCAGAGCGCACGGTGGAAGATCGGCTGCGGTGGTGGATTTTCCTGCTCTTTGTCGGTAACCTTCTTCTGCTGGGCACGACGACGGCTGCCCTGTTGGAGTTCAAGGCCACCAGGGATGCGGCGCTCTACTGGCAGGACAAGTGCGTCGCAATGGAAGGGAGGGCACGGCCATGAAGCTGCTTAGAATCGCCTGGCCGGCGGTGGTGGGGCTGGCAATCCTCATCACCTTCAATCCCGCCCGCGGGTTTTTACCGCGCGCTGTGGCGAGGCAAGTCGTTATACCACCGGTTCCTCTTCCGCCAGTAATTGCGGCGGTATCGGTTGAGTTCGTTCTGGGATTTAATCGCCAGCTGCAGATTATATTTGACCTCACCGGCTGGACGAACTGCCCGGCCACTTCCGCAACCAACCTTGTGGTGAGAGTGCCGACCACCACGGACCAGTTTTCGAGCAGTGTGATCTGGAATCCATACGCGGCGCAATCGTCCGGAGCGCTCGACGGGGTCTTTACCAACACGATGACGTTGCGGTTCGACAGCGGGCTCTCACTGGGTATGACTGGCAACTGGGTGTTAACCTGCCAGCGCACCACCACTGACGGACAAATCTGGCTCCAGACGGTCTTGAATACTGGGGGCGTCGTTTGCTTCTCCGCAAGTGGATGGACGAATTATAACGATCCTCGTTTTAAGGGTCGGGCGCATGACACTTCGGCTGGGCCAGAGCCGCCGGCGCAGTTCTGGAGGGTCATACAGGAGGCGCTATGAGCACGGCACAAACGATTTCGCCGGGCGCGGTGGTGACTATTGTTGATCGGTCGTTTCCTGGCCTGTGTGGGCTGGGGCTGCCGCGCTCGGCGACTCCTCAACTCCAAATAAAATGAGCGCGAAACGATATCGGAATCGAAGTGAGGGGGTGGCGGCCGAGAATTACAAGGAGGCACTGCAGGAAGCGCGCGGCGGGGAGTCGCTCTCCAGTGGCCAACAGATTTCTGCCTACGTCACCGAGGCAGAAGAGGGGCGCGTGCTGATTCCACGCCCGGACGCCGGCGCAGCGACCAACGCCGCTGCGCCGGCTGTTTGCCCCCGATGAACCAGGACGCCCCAACAACGCAGGCCGATGGCGCTTTTCTGACGCCGCAGCAGTTGTGTGCTCGCTGGCAGATGGCGGAGCGGACGTTGCGGGAGTGGAATAGGCGCCGGGTGGTGCCATTTTTTAAGCTCGGTGGAAAGCTACTCCGATATCGGCGCGCGGACGTCGAGGCGTTCGAAGGCAAGGGCTGGCGGGCTGCCCGGAGGACCAAATGACTATGAGCAAAATCCAAAAACGACAAACAGGACGGCGATCCCGCCGTCCGTCTCCAGCCTATGACAAAACTCTGGCAACACATGTCTGAAACGCACGGCGTGCTTCTGCTCGAATCGGAAGAATCTGACATCCGATGGGCGGCAAATGAAGATGCCGAAAACGAACGCATCAAGCTCATAAACCAAGTGACGCAACTTATCTCCGAAAATCTGCGGCTCAAAAAAGCCATCCGTGAAACACTGGACGACAACCTGCATCTTGCCGACGGTGAACGACAAACTCTGCGGCGGCGGGCCACTGAGCAACAAAACGACTGAAGCGGAATCCCGCCGTCCGCTGGAGTGATTGGTTAGCCGATTATGCCCACCTACAAACAGATAGCAACGTGTCATCACCGCATGGGGCATTACTCGTGGTCGCCGTCTGGCACTGACCGTGGAGATGTGCGGTTGTGTGGCAAATCCGCAACGCACGTCGCGGAGTATCCAGGAAAACCACCGTCTTACTTTTGCCGGAAACATGCAAGGACTCGAAGCTATGTGCGCGAGTTGCCGACACCAAGGTGAGTGGCGGCGGCGATAAACACTGACTATGAGCACGACACCAACCGACAAATTTGAAGTGACTCCGCCACGGTGGCGGTGCTGCTTCCATCCGACTACCGGCGATCCGGCTGTTGGCTCACGCGACTTGTTATGCTGCGTCGCACTCGCATGCGCTGAAGCCGTCCAATACGAGTCCGGCCCCACACTCAACGCCGAACACATCAAGCCGGTACTCGAAAAGTATCTGCCGCGATGGGTCGAGAAATACTACGTGCCGAAGCGCCCCGGATGGCACTACACCCGGAACCTCGATGGCACCATCTCCGCCCGCTACTTCGACGACAGTAAACAAAGCTGGTGGGCCAGCAACGCCCGCGATGGATGGACACCCAACGACTCATTCACCGAATGGCTACAGGTGCCCGGTGTGTCAGAGAACCAAGCAGCATAACCGTCAAGCCAAGCCACAGCCGCGAATGACCACAATGCTTCAATCTCAAAACGGGCATCCTGCTACCAGCGATCCGGCTGTTGGCTTCGGCGCATGGTTGGGCATCACGTCAAACTGCAAACAAATATGAAAAAAATAGTAAGCCTGTATCAACGGAACTACGACGGCGACCGCCTCGTAAGAAACGAAATCGTGCCGGGTGCTGAATGGGTGGCAGCCGGTGAGGGCATCGCCACACGAAAGCATGATGGAACGTGCTGCATGGTGCGCGATGGGAAACTCTGGAAGCGATACGACGCCAAGCAAGGCAAGACACCTCCGCCGGGATTCGAGGCAGCGCAAGAGCCAGACGCCGTGACTGGACATCATCCGGGATGGCTGCCGGTCGGTGATGACAATGGCGACCAATGGCATCGTGAGGCTCTAAACGCTGCGGGCGGAACTCTGCCAGATGGCACATACGAACTGTGTGGGCCGAAAATCCAAGGCAACCCGGAACGACTACCGACGCATCAACTCATCCCGCATGGATGCGAAAAACTCGACGCTCCTCGAACCTTCGATGAAATCAAGGCGTGGCTCGCGGACAAGAACATCGAGGGCATCGTCTGGCATCATCCCGATGGCCGTATGGTGAAAATCAAGACGCGCGACTTCGGTATGAAGCGAGTGATGCCCAACACCGAACTCAGCAGCGGCGGGACTGCTGATAAACGACAACAAACAGAGCAGGCTGCCCGCCGTCTGCTGAAGTGATTGGTTCGGAATATGCAACTATACGTGCAGGTCTCATTCTGGCTCGGGCTCATCGTGACGCTCATCCGGCTCATCGAAATGGGCGTCATCGAATGGCCACAGGAACGGAAACCGAAGTCGCTGGGCCAGCAAGTGGCGGAAATGATTATCGGAATAGTCATAATGCTCTGGGCCGGATGGCTCTTATGGGCGAGGTGATTCCGAACACTGAGGTGAGCAGCGGCGATTAAACCAAGCGATCCTATGCCAAAGACAACTCACGAAAACCCGAACCTCCCGTCTGCTCGACCGCTTGGTTCGGCGTCCGGTGTGTATCCAACCCTCCGAGCCGCCGAGGAAGCGCATGGACCCTGCCCGAGGCCAATCACCGAGGACGGAAGCCACTGGTGGTATAACGACTGGGATGCAATAGAACGCAGGACGCATCGGCGCGGAGCACTCCTCGACAGTTGGCCGTGCATGTGCAAGACGTGTGGCCTGAGAGTGGAGACAAGCGTAAATGCGCCAGACCATCCCGAGGTATGACGCCGAACGATCAAGCTGAGCCACGGCCCGGCGAATAACCAATGATATGAGCGAAGAAACCAAACCACCGACGACCACTGACGTAGTAACCGAACAGGACAAGGGCCGTTGTGCTCCAGCGCCTGGTTCGGCATTCCCAGGCCGACGCTGGGTCTGCTGCCACACCCGCAAATGCGGGTGGGTCGGATCGGAGCCCGAACTGGTGCAAGTGCCCAGCAAGCGGTTTGGAAAACAGGGCATAAAAGCTACGGACGGCACCTGCCCGCGCTGCGGTGGCGGGAAATTCTACATCCGCCCCCTGCCGAACGATTGAATATGGCGCAGTGCGTACACATCGGGCGGCTCTTTAGGTATCGCAAAGCTCGCAGGGAACGTGTGTTGCGCAAAATGTCCTCGATGCGAGCGGCTAAGGCCAGGAAGCGTCAGGCCGACATTGCCGCGGGATTGATCGAGCGCGAGCCTCGCATGGAGCGCTGGTATCGTTTTCAGTATGGAGTGCGGGATAAGAGTACCGGCGAGGAGCACTGGCGAGACCTGAAGAGCGTCCGGCAGATGAAAACGGCGGTTGGATTGATTCTAAAACACATCTAAAAAGATGAACACACACGCAGGCAACGTTTCAGGGAGTTTTGCGCAGCTCAAGCGGGGGTCGCCGTTCTACCGGTTGTTCGATGGCGGTCGGGTTCCGCTCAAAAACATCCGACCCAAGATGGCCGAAAGTATCGGGGACGGCGTGCCGGAGGCATTCATGCTCGATATGGAAAAGTTCACCGCGAGGCAATATTACGCGGCGATCCATTGGGTGCGCCACCGCTGCGACCCCAGTTCTACGCTGGACCGGCGGCGCGAAAACTGATGAATACCAGCACGTCAGAAACTGTTGTCAGCCCGGCGAGCCCGCCGTCTGCTGAAGTGCCGGATGCTGATTTTCGGAAGCTATTTCTGACGCTGGCTTGCGCACTATCCTTCGATGCTCTGCGTCTGAAGCCGCGAGAAAAGCAGCTCGCCCTGATCTTGGGCCTGGAATCCTTTGCGAATGGTTTAGGATTCGGTGCGATTGACATGGGCGCCTGGCGATTACGGCTATCCACCTGGCGAAGCAACGAATTGAAGAACATGATCGCGGATTGGAAACGCTCTGGCTGGCTCGCGCTCGATGCGACTGAGAAAACATTCCGGCTCGCGCCGGATCGTTTCCCAGGCTGGGTTGACGTGCAGACGATCGCGGGCTCGGAGCAGAGGAACGGCACCCTGGGTCTGCTGACCGAAGACGACCTCCCTAAGACGCTTGCGAAATTTTCGCAAGAAGCTGCGAAATTTTCGCAACGGGGGGTAGGGGGGATCTCGGAAACGTTTAATCGTTCCGACGTAAAACGATCAAACGTTGAACGTTTTAACGTTGGATCTTGCGAAAATTTCGCAACTTCGGATGAGGTGTCAAACCTGAAAGACCTGGTCAGGAAATTCGTGGGGGACGCTGACTGGTCAGATAAACGTTTGTGGAACTCAGGTCTGGGATATCGTCACACAATATTCATGGAAGAATCGACTCGGCTGAGGAACGCGCTGAATTACTGCGAAGCAGGGTTGAAGAGCGGGGAGTGCCGCATCAAAAAAACACGCGGCGCCATGCTCTGGAATGAATTCCAAAGGTTGCGCCGAGAGCCGTTAATGCGTATTGATATTCGTCCGGCGACGGCGTAATCTATGACAATGACCGCCGCGCGTTCAACCTTTCCCAAATATGCCATCGGGAAGAGCCATCCGGACGATCCCCATACCTGGCTCATCCGGCTGCGCAATCCGCTCCTGCTCGCGCGCGTCGAGCAGCGCGGCGCATTCGGGATGCACCTGCATTGCTGGCCAAGGGAGGTTGAGAAAAGGATTGGCAGCCACAAGTTAGCCCGAGTCTTTGGGGATATGGCGGCGATTTGGAGCACAGAAGTGGAGCACAGCAAATGGCTCCCGAATGGCTGGAGCTTTTGTTTTTTGGCATCCTTCACCCCGCCTCTCCGTCTGGTCCTGACCGGCGCCCGATCTGAATGGATTGGGATACTAGAAACATTGCCCCGGCGACTATACCAGGTGCGATCGGTCCCTGGCGGTGGTGATATGATTGAGGGCCTTCTCGACTTCGGTGCCCAGCCTGGCGTCTTGGCGGATATTGAAAAGCTTATCATTTTCTGGCGCGACTACTGCCGCAAAGTGAGGGACCATGCGAAAGGATAATACGAAGAATTCAGGGGCCGCCCGGCGGCGGGCGTCCTTGAACTATCGCGCGCGCCAGCGGGCGGCCGGGCGCTGCGTGCAATGCGGGCGGCCAGCGAGCGGACAGCTTGTCCGCTGCGAATCGTGCGACGAAAAGCAACGCGCCCGAAACCAGGCCAGTCGCGGCTTTAACCGCTGGCGTCCTGGCGGTCCCGGGCGTCCGCCGAAAACAAAAAGCCCGGCGTGAGCCGGGCGTGGCAGGGGGTCCGACTTTAGCCTGCGCAGCACTCCGCCGCGGCCTTGTCCGTACGGATACGGACCAGCCTGGCCTCCCGGAATTTCCCGCTGGCGTGCCGGGAATGACATTCGATCTCTACGACGTCGCCGATTTTGAGCCGCGCAAACGTGTTGGCTGACAGCACGGCGAGCCAGCCGCAATCCACCGGATGGCCGCTGGCGTCAAACTGAATCAGATGCACCGAGGACCGCGACGGGTGAAGCTCGCTTACCACGCAATCATGCGTTTCCGACCGCTTGCATTTCACCCAATCCTGGCCATATCGAGCGTCAAGTCGTTTCGCCACGATGCCCTCGCCCCCGCGCGCGAGGACGGCCTCGAGGAACTCGCCACCGGCCCCCGTCGCCGGTCGCCGCCAGTGTGTTGCCCAGGGATTGCCGTTGGCGATGCCACTGGCCGTCCAGAAATCTAAGAGAGCAATCCGACCCGAAAGCGGCTGCGCTCGCAGGTCCTCGCCTCGGTAGCTGATTATGTCGAACGCGAAAAATCGACCGTCCGGCATTTTCTCGCCGCCGACGGTGGCGTCCGCCAGCGTTTCGACGTGCCAGACGCCGTCCATCTTTTCCTCATATCGCCACCCGCCGCCCCCGCGCCAGCGCAGGCCGGCGGCGAGGGGGACACTGGTGAAGACTGGTTTGAGGGTATGCATGTTATTAATCATTCATGATTCTCCGGGAGTCCTGCGAAGCGATTATATTCGGCCTTGGTGATGAGTCCGGAGGTCAGGGCGTGACTCACCACCGCTGCGGCGCGCACCGGCCCCATGTCAGTCGCCGCTTCATCTTCCCATCCATGCGCTTCCCCGGCGACGACCAGCACGGGCTGACCATATGAGCTTGCCGCGTGATCGGTGGTGAGCGCGTATTCCGTTTTTCCGATTTTGAAGTTTTTTTTCATTTTTTTCTTTCTGCCGGGATTTCCGGCTCTGTTTTTGAGCGGGTTTCCGCTCGGTTTAACTATTGATTTTCGGTCCATCTTTCCATTGGGAGCAAAACCTGCTGAGGATCGCAACCTGTTGGGGAGTGATGAATCCTTCCGGATGATCGAAACTCTTGGAAGCCTGGCTGCGGTCCATCGCTACTGCATCCGCGCAGATTTGCGCTGCCGTGCGGCCCGGAGTTCCTTCGTAATCGGTTCCAGGGATTTGATCTGCGGGACCAAAATCCGGACCTTCGTCAGCGATGCTGAGCACTCCGATTCCATACCGACTGCCGGAGGTTTCGTCCGTCCACACTACAGGTTTTCCGCTGTCTTTTCCGTTTGCCACTACTGCGATTTGAATCTTCATTTTGTTCTTTCGGTTACCCGGTCGCCCGGGTCTGGCTTCTGGCCAGATTGCCCGGGGCGCATGTCCCCGGGACATCTATCCAGAGCTATGCCGCCGCCGCCTGCTTTCTCGTTTCGGGTATCACGCCGAACGTCAAATAAGCCGCTGTTTGCAGCAGTGCTTCCCGCACATTCCCGCCTGCCGCCTGACTGATGGCTTCCGCCATTTCAACAGGGAGATTCCAGCGCTCCCAAAGCCAACGGCCCAATTCCGCCACCGAAGGCGCGGCCACGTGAATTTGCTGGAAGCGCGAGCAGAAGCGCTCCGTAAGGTCATCATGCGATTCGTTGCTGGTGCCGATCACCGCAATTCCCGCCGGTAGTTCGTCCAGGTAGCTGAGAAGCAAGTCCTGTGCGGCTCGTGGCACCAGGTCCATTTCATTGATGACCTTCACGCGCCACCCGCCAAACAGTGAGCCATACGCGCAACCCGAAGCCCACTCGCGCACGCGATCAATGGTCAGGTCGCGGCCATTCACCGCTTCCATTTCCAGCTTGTGATTGCAGAGAATCTTTGCGGCCATTTCGGCCAGCGTGGTTTTCCCGCAACCGGGCGGACCATAAAATGCAAGTTTCATGCTCACGCCGCCCGTCGCCTTGATTGCGCGGACGTGTTGCAGCGTGCAACCGGCTAACTGTGCCGCCTGGCCGATCAAATCGCCCGGCACCATTGGCCTAAACTCCGCCGGATTCATCGTGAGGCATCCGGGGAGAGATTCTCCGGCTTGCTCTGTCATCTGGCCGTCCGTGGCGTCTGGCTCGACTTGAACTACCCGCGCGGCGAACACTTGCGCACGGCGGGCATCCGCTCGGCGTTGCGCCCAGGCTTTGACCTGGCCGAACAGCCATACCACCAATTGCCAGCCGAGTTTTCCCAGGGCTGCGACGCCTCGGATCAAAGCCGCGCATAGGACTGCGCTGGCTGTCATTTTCTGTTCGCGCTTCATATAGCCTCCGCATGATTTGCAAACAGTTCCAAGGTGGCATCCGGGACGGCTTGCGATTTCGGCGTAGCCTGGCTTAGGACTTGGCCGCGCAAGTTGAAGCACTGGCTTGCACTTGCAATCTCGAATTGTGGAATAGCGCCCATCAGGCCGCCGCCCTTTCCGGCAGTTGTGACTGGCCCAATTTCATCTGTCTGCCCGATGTCAAACAGCGTACCAATGATGAGCATCGAATTGCACAAGCTCAGCGCATGGCCTTCAACTGTGATAAAGCCCGGCTTGTTGGAAAGCGTAATACGCTCAAGCTCTGGCATGGCGGCGACTTC